TCCATTACAGTCACATTGTTTCATAGGTAATCATGCAGTACTAATGAAACCTGAAGGTGCAAGAATTATAATTGACACTGCTAGATTATGTTCTATAGAACCTGCAGATACCTTTTTAAATAAATCTAGATTCAAATTTTTAGAAGAATACTATCCATGGCCTTTTGTGGTTAGAGAAACATTCTCTATGATTCAAGGAGATGCGACTGGAGAAGGATATAATAACACTATTCACATGAAGAACAATATTGATATATGGACATATGAGTCTATAAACCCTGATGAAAACATTTCTAATAACGATTAAAGGTCACCCTCTATCTGAAATGGAGTCTAGGATTTGCATTGAAACTGCAGAGAAATATTATAAACATGATATAGAAATCTTTGATGCGATTACACCCAAGAGAGGTTGTGAAGATATCTTAGGGGATAGACCAAACATCTTTGATAATTATCCAAGACCCGATAGAGTTGCATGTTGTTTTGCATCACACTATCTACTATGGAAGAAGTGTATAGAGTTAGATGAACCCATTCTTATACTTGAACATGATGCATTCTTTGTAAGTGAATTTCCCGACATAGATTTTGATATGTGTTGCACCTTTGGTGAACCAACATATTATAGACCACAATATATAGATTTCGATATACCAAGAATAGATGGTATTCAAACACTTACAGATAAAAACTTTTTAGGACATCATGCATATGCAATGAAACCTGAAGCTGCAAAAATATTTGTGGAAGATTGTGACACTACAGTATTAAGTCCTAATGACTTATGGATGACAAAGGAAAAATATCCATGGTTGCAAGAGTATAGACCCTTTCCTATATCTGCACATAAAAGTTCTTCTACAGTTCAAGATAGGGTTGACCCCAATTCAGAAATTCATGTGCCATACGAAGATTATCATTTTGTGAATGAGAGTAAAGAAAAACAAGAGTTCGTAAAGAAACATTATAAACGTGCATGGGAAGGACAAGATATAAGTTTCGACCAAATAAAAATATAAATATCAGTATGATTGAAGTCACCGATTCAGCAATACAACAACTCATAAAAAAAGACGTGTCTTTTATTAGACTCGGAGTCACGGGTGGTGGTTGTGCAGGGTATGAATACTTCATAGAAGACACTTCAGACTTTATTAACATATCAGATAAACTTGTAAGTTTTGGAAAGTTTACTGTAGTGTTAGACGAAATGTCAGTTCCTTACTTAGAAGGGTCAACACTAGATTGGGTCAACGAAGGCCTAAATGAATTTTTCAAAATCATAAATCCAAAGGAAGAGTCTTCTTGTGGATGTGGTATTTCCGTGCAATTTAAAAACCTATAAATAAGTATATGTACGAATATAGAGTTAAGGTAGTAAAAGTTGTAGACGGTGATACAGTAGACGTAGATATAGATTTGGGTTTTGGTATGTCCTACAAAAAACAAAGAGTTCGTATGATGGGAATCGATACGCCAGAATCTAGAACTAGAGACAAAGTAGAAAAACTTTTCGGTAAGGCCTCCAAAAAACATTTAAAGAAATTACTAGAAGAATGTGAATCCATATCACTTGTATCACACGACAAAGGTAAGTTCGGAAGAATTCTAGGAACACTATATGCACATAGTGAAACCAAAGTTGATGTTAATCAGAAAATGATTGATGATTGTCATGCAGTAGTTTATACTGGAGAGAACAAAGACCTAGTCGAACAACAACATCTAGACAATAGAACAGTTGTTATGGAGACTGGATATGTTACTCAAGAGGAAATAGACAAGGTATCATGATGATTCAATTAGGTGCATTAGATTGTTTTTACATACTCTCAATAGTTTTTGGATTTTCATTTATCCTGTTCATGGAAGTGCAAATCAAACAAATCAAAACTATGATGGAAGAACATATTAAGTTTGACTGCATAGAAGACCACAAAAAAGATTAAAAAACCCCTTTACAAATAAGACACTCTTGTGTATACTAGATAGTATATACATTTATGAGGAGTGTTAAATATGTCATTTTTAAAAGATTTAGTAAAAGCATCAGGAAACGAATATGCAAATATAGTTTCTGATGGTGTGCAGGCTGGAGATGTAGATTCGTTTATTGATACGGGTTCACATATCTTCAATGCACTATTAAGTGGTTCACTGTATGGTGGACTTCCTTCAAACAAGATTACTGCAATTGCAGGGGAATCTGCAACAGGTAAAACCTTTTTTGCACTAGGTATGGTCAAACAATTCCTAGAAGACAACAAGGATGCCGCAGTAATCTACTTTGAATCTGAATCTGCAATATCGAAAGATATGATTGAATCAAGAGGAATAGACTCATCAAGAGTTGTTATTGTTCCTGTTGTTACAGTGCAGGAGTTCAGAAATCAAGCAATCAGTATACTGGATAAGTATGCAGAAACCCCCAAAGAAAAACGTCCACCTATGATGTTCTGTTTAGATTCACTTGGTATGTTATCAACTACCAAAGAAATCGAAGACACTGCAGAAGGTAAAGAGACCAAAGATATGACGAGGGCACAAATAACCAAAGGTGCATTCAGAGTTCTTACTCTTAAGTTAGGTCGTGTTGGAGTTCCTATGATTGTTACAAATCACACATATGATGTGATTGGTTCTATGTTCCCTCAAAAAGAAATGGGTGGTGGTAGTGGACTCAAGTACGCTGCATCATCAATTATCTATCTCTCTAAGAGAAAAGAAAAGGAAGGAACGGAAATCGTTGGTAATATCATTCACTGTAAGAATGCAAAGTCAAGATTGACTGTTGAGAACAGAGTGGTTGATGTAAGGTTATCATACGACAAAGGGTTAGACAGGTACTATGGCTTATTAGACATGGCACTTGCATTTGGAGTATTTGAGAAATCAAGTACAAGAGTTAAACTTCCAAACGGTAAAACCGAATTTGGTAAGACAATTAACAACAACCCCGAAAAGTACTTCACACCCGAAGTAATGGATAAATTAGAACAAGTAGCACAGGAATATTTCAAGTATGGCGAGACTAGAGACGACAATACTCAAGAATCTGATTCAGAGTAATTCTTTTTCACGAAAAGTGCTTCCCTTCATTAAGGAAGAGTATTTCAACGAAATAGACGAACAGACTGTATGGAAAGAGGTACACTCGTACTTTGAGAAATACAATAAATCCCCAACTGTAGAGGCACTTCTCATCAATTTAGACAACAGTACCACGTTATCTGATAATGTGGTTAAAGGGTCTAAGACAATTCTACAAAACATGGGAACATCTGATGAAACTGCTGAAGAGTGGTTAGTAGATGAGACAGAGAAATGGTGTAAGGATAGAGCAATCTATATTGCAGTCATGGATTCTATCGAAGTACTAGATGAAAAGTCAAAGAGGTCTAAAGGTGAAATACCCGAACTATTGAAGGATGCACTCTCCGTGTCTTTTGACACTAACATTGGTCATGACCAAATCGAAGATTCAGATGCAAGATTTGAATTCTATCATACGGAAGAAGAGAAGATTCCGTTTGACTTAGAATACTTCAACAAGATTACTAAAGGTGGTTTACCTAACAAGACTCTAAACATTTGTCTTGCAGGAACTGGTGTTGGTAAGTCACTGTTCATGTGTCATATGGCTGGTGCAGGACTTATGATGAATAAGAATGTTCTTTACATCACTATGGAAATGTCAGAGGAAAGGATTGCAGAAAGGATAGATGCGAACACATTGAATGTTCCTATGAAGGATTTACCCGACTTATCTAAGAAACTCTTTGACAAGAAGATTGATAAAATTGCAGAGAAGACTAAAGGTAAACTTATAATCAAAGAATACCCTACTGCATCTGCACATGTCGGTCACTTCAGACACTTACTACAAGAACTTGAATTGAAGAAAGACTTCAAACCCGATATGATATTCATTGACTATCTAAACATATGTGCAAGTGCAAGAGTGAAACCAGGCGCTGGTGCAAACTCATATACTCTTATTAAGAGTATTGCAGAAGAACTTAGAGGACTTGCAGTGGAGTTTGATGTACCAATTATGAGTGCAACACAAACAACAAGAAGTGGTTATGGTTCAACAGATGTAGAACTTACAGATACTTCAGAGTCATTCGGACTACCTGCAACTGCAGACTTTATGTTTGCATTGATATCTTCAGAAGAACTAGAAGAGTTAGACCAAATGGTGGTGAAACAGTTAAAGAATAGATACAATGACCCAACCGTATTCAAAAGGTTTGTCATAGGTGTTGACAGAAGTCGTATGAAACTCTATGATTGCGAACAAGAAGCACAAGAAGAGTTGTATGAAAATACTGGTATTGATGATTCAATCCCTGTACATGACCGTGGTGGCGGTACTAAATATAACGACTTTAAAATATAATGAACAAGAAGACTCTGAAACCTATCGAAGTAATCAATAAGATTCAAGAGAAAATAGAGCTAAAAAAAAGACTTAGAGATAACAAAGACGATAAGATAGTTGAGAAGAAAATAACTAAAATCGATAAACAATTAAAAAACAGTACACTTTCTAAACTATGAACGTATTAATAATAGGTTCGGGTCGTTGTGGAACGTCACGATTAGGTTGGTGTTTAAAAGAACACTATGACATTCCATTTATATCAGAACCCTTCAACTGGGACTACCAAAACTCTCCAAGACAAACTGAAGAATATGTTGTACCCGACAATCATGTAATCAAATGTCTTCCATGTTATCAAATGTACATTGACCCCGAGTTAAAGGTACTTACACAAGAAGAAGATGCAAGGGAGAGAACTATTTGGTTTATGGAATTGAGTTTGAGATTTGATAAGGTAATCCTAATGACTAGGAGAGATTTGTCTCAAAGATTATTATCGGCTCTACATGCACATAAACATGGAACATGGTGGGATAAGTACAACTTTAACCCTGTAGTCCTCACTGAAAAAGATAAACCACTTATAGATGATTTTCTATATACAGAAAAGGTTGTTAATTCTATATCTCAACAACTTGCAATACCCATAACATACATGGAAGATTTGTATACAAGTGATAAAGAAAAATCAAAAGAAACTTGGTTATCTTTTACACAAGACTTCGAATACAAAGGAGAGGATTTCGATTCAGTATACGAAAAATTCTTTTCACCAATACATAAACAAAGAACTTAAACTTATAAATAAACATATAATACGGAGAAATTATGCCTTATACAACAACACAAATCGCAACTCAACAAGATGTTGTAGATGGATTAACAGAAGATATTAACTGGGTTAAAGACGTTTCATACAACTTTTTAGGAAAAGGTACACCTGTAAGATTATTCAATGGTACAAGAACAGAATTCTGGGCTGCATGGAGAACTGATAACCCAAATGCAACTTGGAGTGGACAGAGTTATGATGCTGATTCAGGCGAAATGACTGGAACACTTGCCGAAGAATATGATGAAGGTGGAGTAACTATGAAACCTACAGTCATGTACAACTGGTGGAAATGGGAAACTACAAATGCAAATGGTTATCAATTGGGTGACTGGACTTCATGGATTTCTACAAAAGAGGGTGAACTTGCAACTGCAGAATCTACTCTTGCAACTATGCAAGCCGACCCTGCATAAACCCCTTTCATTATATTATGAGAGTTTTGATGATTGCCACGGGTAAGTGTGGTTCCAATTCATTAACAAATGCAATATCAGAAGACCACCATTTAACATGGGTAAACGAACCTTATAACGAGGGAATGAACCATGCAAACAGTCCTTTTACTAGAGAAGAGAAATTAAACTTAATTGATTCGGATAATGTAATTGTAAAATGTGTAAATGCCACATGGCAACATCCAAACAAAAGATTAACACAATTTGATGATATAGAAATACGAAACGATTTCTTTAAATCATTATCTAAAACTTTTGACAAAACAATTTTACTAGACAGAAGGAACGAATCTGAAAGACTATTCTCTGTTCTACATGCACACCAACACAACACTTGGAATCAAAAAGAAAAATATCAAATAAAAGAAGTTGCACTCAATGAATACTGGATTCCTTACTTAGAGGGTGCATGTTATCAAAAAGATTCAATCAATAAACTATCTGAAGATTTGAGCTTACCTATCCATAGACTCGAAGACTTTTGTACTGAAAATTATGAGTTATCGGAGAAAACTTACAACGATATTATAGGCGTAAAAAAATGTAAGTTTTCACACCTTTACGATACTTACTTCAATCCTAAACACAAACAGGGAAATAAAAATACCTAAATAGTAGACAGGAACATATTTTTATGTTATAATACTACTATGGGCGCAAAGAATTTACATTTAGAACACTTAGAAGACGAGATTATCAATCAAGGTATTGATGGTGGTCGTGGTGCAATAAACTTTTTACGAGGTCTTAGGGACATGATGAAGGGCAATTCAAGTTCTTCTGTAAACATGACTGTAAAATGGGATGGAGCTCCTGCAATCTTTTGTGGTAAACATCCTGAAACCAATCAGTTCTTTGTTGCAAAAAAATCTTTATTTAATAAAGAACCTAAGTTCTATACTTCAGAACACGAAATCAAAAATGCAGACGAACTAAGTGGTGCATTAAAAGAAAAGTTCTTAACTTCATTTCAATGTTTATCTAAACTATCTTGGTCAAATGTAATGCAAGGTGACTTGATGTACACTAACGACCTTAAAAAAAGAAGGATAGATGGTAAATCTTATATGACATTTCAACCAAATACAATTATGTATGCAGTTGATGTTGATTCTGAATTGGGTAAAACTATAGAAGAATCTAAAATGGGAATAGTATTTCACACCACTTACACTGGTGGAACTATCGAAGACCTAACTGCAAGTTTTGGTGCAACAATATCCACTCTTGGAAGTGACAAAGATGTATGGATGGATGATGCAACATTTAAAGATGTATCGGGTAACTCAACACTTACTGCAACAGAAACACTTAAACTTACTAAAGAACTAACTGCAGTAGGTAAAGCATTCCATGGTATATCTAAAGGAGACTTAGTTAAGTTTCAGAAAATACAAGATGCCATAGCACAGAAAGGTGCAGGTGCAACTTACAAAACATACTGTAATACACTTATAAGAGGTGGTTCATACAAACCAACATATGCAGGATACATGAAACACTTTGAGAACTATTGGAGAGATAAGGTAGTTGCAAAGGTTAAGATGGAAAAAACCAAACAAATTAAAACAGAGATTGGTGAACAACTTTACAATGAACTTCGTGCATTAAATAAGTTCATTACTAATCTCACTAAGTTTATGGAACATTTAGTTATATCAAAACAAATAATTATTGAAGGACTAAATAGAGTAAAGAGTATAGGAACTTTTAAAAAGACTGCAAAAGGATTTGAAGTAGTAAATCCTGAAGGATATGTTGCGATAGACAATACAGGAAGTGCAGTAAAATTAGTAGACAGAATGGAGTTTGCATATAATAACTTCACTGCTATGAAATCTTGGGACAAGTAATGAAAAAGACATTCGGAAAATTTCTAACAGAAGCAAAAGATAAAGGTGCAGTGTTTACCTTTGGTCGTTTCAATCCACCTACAACAGGCCATGCAAAGTTAGTAGAAAAACTAAAGTCAGAATCCAACGGATATGAAGTACTACTATTTTCTTCACATTCAAATGACCGAAGAAAGAATCCATTATCACATAGAGATAAGATAAAATATCTAAGAAAATTCTTTGGTAAAATAGTAGTAGATGCAACTGCAAGAACAGTTTTTGATATTGCAAATGAGTTGCAGAAACAAGGATATAAAAAAGTAAGAATGGTTGTTGGTTCAGACAGAGTTAAAGAGTTTGAGATACTATTAAACAAATATAATGGAGTCAAAGCACGACATGGTTTCTATAAGTTCGATAAAATAGAAGTAATCTCTGCAGGAGAAAGAGACCCCGAGGCAGATGATGTCAGTGGAATGTCTGCAAGTAAGATGAGAGCATATGCAGAACAAGGAGACTATGAGAACTTTAAACTAGGAGTCCCTAGTAGAAACAATAAAGATAAAGAAAAATTATACAAAGACATTCGTAAAGGAATGGGTATTGCAGAAGGTACACTACCTGCATACATGTATGAAGATTTGATTACAGAAGGTGTGTATGACCCAGGCACATTCAAAGCAGTTTTCTTTTCAGGTGGGCCAGGCAGTGGTAAGTCAACAGTAGTTGATGCACTTTCACTAAAGGCACTTGGTCTTAAACTAGTCAATACAGATAAAGCATTTGAACTCGGTCTAAAGAAAGCAGGAATGACACTTGACCTTAGAGGTGCAGACTTTGATAGAGTAGACCCCATCCGTGCAAAAGCAAAAAGGGTTACTGGAAAGGGTATGGATATGTATATGGATGGTAGACTTGGATTGATATTTGACACTACCAGTGCAAACTTAAGTAAAATCAAACAATACAAAGAAATGTTAGATAAGATTGGATACGAATCTAAGATGATACATGTCAGTACATCACTTGCAAATGCACAAAAACGAAATGCAGAGAGACCAAGAAAATTACCACCCGAAATAGTAGAGAAAGATTGGAATAATTCAACTAGAAATATGATTGCATTGCAGAGAATATTCAAAGGTGACTTTTCTCATGTATCAAATGATGATGATTTAAAATCACTACAAACTAAAGCAAACAGACTCTATTCAAAACTAATGTCATGGACTACTTCATTCCCAAGTAATAAACTTGCATTGAAGTGGAGAGAGACCGAACTTCTGATGAAGAAGGGAAGTAAAGATATGGCCAAAAAATCACCAACAGATAAATCAAGTCCGTTTGGGTCAAATTTAAAAACATTCAAAAGTAGAAAGACTGGTAAGAAGACAGTTATTAAAAAGATATAAATAGTATTATGGATATGTTAAACACATTACTAGAAAAAAAGAAAGTCGCACAAGATAAAGATATCAAAGACCGTGACGGTACTCAACCTAAGAAGTATTTTGCAAAAGATGCTGACGGTGATGATATGGCAAAATCCACAAAAGACGCTCGTGCAAGACACTTCGAAAAGGGTAAAAAGTCTGCAGATGATGATGATTCTGCATACGAACCTGCACCAGGCGATGCAAGTGCAGAAACAAAACCATCAAAACACACTAAGAAATATAAGAAGATGTTTGGAGAGGGAGAACAAGATGAGTGTTGGGATGGATACACACAAAAAGGTATGAAAAAGAAAGGGGACAAAATGGTTCCTAATTGTGTTCCCGAATCAGTAGAAGAGGGTAAACTGGTCACTTCAGTTAATGATGTCATTAGAATGATTACTAAAAAAGTTGCAGACAGATTAGAAAAAGAGTATAGTAAAAATTCCGAGAAAGGTCTTGGTATGATTAACACTATCGGTGCAATGGTTGGTCATAAAGCGACTGATAAGTCACAACAGAAAGGTAAACTGTTCTTAAAGTTTGGTGATAACATACAAGAAGATGCAGCCGTAGATTCTGCAGAACTTAAAGCAAAACAGGCAGAAGAAATGGAGAGGTTGAAAAACAACCACGAAAAGGAACTGGAAGCACTTAAAGATAGACATGACAGACAATCTAAACGAATAGACCAACAAAAAGAGAAAGAGACACAAGACCAACAAATTCAGAGTAAGAGGGATGCAGATAGAAAATCTGCAGAAAAGAAAAAAGAGTCCCAAAAAGAAGAACGGGATTATAAGAAAGAGTATGATGAGTATCACTCTAAACCCGAACAAGTTAAAAGACGTGCAAAAAGAAATGAAGCACGAAGAAGTTTAAAGGATAGAAAGGATATAAAAGGAAAGGATGTACACCACAAGGATAACAATCCTATGAATAATGATAAGTCTAATCTATCAATTGTATCACAGAAATATAATAGGTCTGAACCAAGACTTAGAAAATTAAAAGAGAAGGGGTTACTACCAAATGGCAGGAAATAAACACGACAACGGTGTACACGAACAAGGTACAGACGAAACAAGAATGGCATACCAAGAAGATACGCCTGGTCAATCAGTAGAACAGTATATCGAAGATAGAAATAAGGCATACCACGAAGAGGCCGTAGAAAAGAAAAAGAAACACTTTAGTCAAGTGTTCCAAAATCCACTAAAAGGATTCCCTTACAATGAAGAAATTCAAGTAGATAAAATATCTGAAAATTATAATCAAGACTTAACTCTTGCCACTAAGAATGTAGCAAGACTTTCTAAGAAAGAAACTGGTCAAGACCAAAAAGATTATCAGGCAGTATCTAAGGCTCTTGCTCAAGGTAATCTTGGTGCAGTTAAGAAAGTAATTAAAGGTATCTCAACAAAAGAAATCCAAGCTGATTTATTAAATATACTTGTAGGTTATAATGACCTAATTGCTAAAATGTATCCTAAGGCAATAGATAGTAAAGGTAATCTTAAAAAAGGTCTGAATGTAGATAAACTAATTAAAGAAGACAATATAGAAGAAGGATTTGCAGAAAGACAGAGAGAAAAAACTAAGTCTCAACAGAAAGCACATCAAAAAAGAATGATTAAAATTGCAAGAAAATCTATCAAAGACTACGAAAAGAAAAATAAAAAAGAAGAGATAGATGAGAATGCAGATGCATCTCTTAAAAAGAAATCAGAAAAGAGTGGTATATCAGTCGGTATTCTAAAACAAGTATACAACCGTGGAGTCGCTGCATGGAAGACTGGACATAGACCAGGCACAACTCCTGAGCAGTGGGGACACGCAAGGGTTAATTCCTTTATCACTAAAGGTAGTGGAACATGGGGTAAGGCAGATAAAGACCTTGCGAAAAAGGCTGGTGGGTAATGAAAACCTTTCATCAAATTGCAATAAGTGAGACTCTTGATTCCCTTCAAGAGACTAATACAAACTTACTAGACAATCCGTTTAGATTAGGTTCTATGATGTATTTTGAGGTAATCAAAGAGGCAAGAAAAAGATTAAACGAAGGACGATACACACTTACAGAAGTCGACAAACAAATTTTAGAAACAGATTTGGGAGAGTTTGATGTCTGTGAGGGTAATCTAGTCCCTCTCGATTGTCCAATGATTGTAGAGGAAGAAGAAAAACAACCCGAACTTAATAAACCTAAGGCAGGTGGCCCTAAGAAATACTATGTGTATGTTAAAGATGGGGACAAAGTCAAGAAAGTTACATGGGGAGACACAACAGGTCTCAAAGTAAAACTAAACAATAAAGATGCAAGAAAATCATTTGCTGCTCGTCATAAATGTGACCAACAGAATGATAAGACTACTGCATCATATTGGGCATGTAGATTGCCTCACTATGCAAAACAACTCGGTTTGAGTGGTGGTGGGTCATTTTTTTGGTAGACTAAATATAAGGGAGAACATTATGAGTCAAGTGATAAGTGAATATATGAATGACGACAGAACAGCCGTTATTCGTAAAGAATCTGAAGGTTACGAAGTAGACCTTTACAAAAACAAAATCTTAATAGAAACACGAAAGGTACATAACCACAGCAATGCATATGCAGAAGATGTTGCAGATAACTATGTGTTAGGAGTGTTTGATGCAGTTGAGAAAGATGGTAGTTTCTATGGTTACAACCAAAAGAATGATAACTTTTATCCTGGCTTAGATGACTAATCCATATACCGAAGAGACTGTAGAACAACACGGGACTGGTAAAAAGTTCATTGTTAGAAGGTTTTCACATGATGTATCAGAAGAAGACCTAGTGTGGCACAGAGACACTAAAAATAGAACCATACATATATTAGAA